GAATGGTTCCATGGTACTTATTTGAAGATGATTATTTGGTGTAAGCACTCTACATGTCTGTAAATTTCTCTTGTATATTTTAGTATCGTATGGTGTAAGCACTGTACGAGTCTACTATGTCTAGAGTTTTTTATAGTAGTGTAGATAATTATTTTCGAGTGAGAACTTATTTTACGCTCTTTCGTTTATTGAGAGTCTGTTTAACCAGCAGTTATCAAAGAACAACCCTTTTATGTTTTGTGCAGTCAGCTACACCCGCTGATGCGTTATTTGTAAATTATTGTATATATTTGTAATTTATCTGTCTTTCTAATGAACATATTTATATGTTTTGTGAAAATACTAAAACAACAGTATACTCATTGTTATGAGGAGTCTGTGTCTAGTAAAGATCAATTACTAGGAAATAGGTACTACAAAAGCTGTATTCAGCCTTCGTCTATTTAGCAATTTAGATGTATGATGGATCACCTTTATGACGCCGTTAATGGTTCCCTGTCATGTTTTCTTACAAGAACCCACTTTGGTGGACACTCTTGGTTAACACTATTGACATAACTACAGATGCGGAAGATTTTAGGTTTGTCGTGCAAAGACCCGTAAGTCGCGTGTGAAATCATGTATCTCCTTTGTTTCTTGGAAGGAGTGTGAAGCGTTCCAGTGTTGTGCAGATATTTTGGCCTTGAGAAGCCAACTGCCAGCTGAACGTGTATAAGACTGTCTATTCAGTCTGGAGACGATCCGGTAATATAGATATTGAGTTAGCTTTTCCATGCAAATGGACTGGCTCTTGCAAGGTGACTCGACCTTACGACCTACGCAGGTAAAGTAAGGAAATTTCAAATACGACCTTGGACGTAGTGTTCTGGCAAGTACACTACGTAACGAACTTTTTGCTACTAACACAACTGAAATTATGTTAAACAAAAACCCCCTGGAACAGTATCCTGACCATAGCAACGAAAATCGCTATGGCGTCTTTGGTGATATTCCAAATTGTGATTACGTCCCAATTTTGATTGGAAGTTCTGTTTTCTTCAATCAAGTTATTCGTGATGAGACTACCATTTATGGTATTCAGCACACTGATCCCAACCCCCTTTCTCCTTCGACCGTGTCATCTGATTCGACACAATCTACAGTGCGTTCGCGCACTTCAAGGAGACAACGGAAAATTCGTCGAGCTGCACATGATTATTTCGACGAAGCCATTGAAATGTTCGGAATTCCTGATGATGATGACTCCGATTTTTCCGTTGAAGAACATGTACATATTTGGTGCTCTTCTGAGCGCCCACCCGACGTCAATACTTGTGATGATGATTCTCTTGGTATCGATGAGTTTGGTTTTCAGACTTATCGACATCCTGTATCACCTATCCAAGAATACCCTTCGGATGAAGTCTCGTTGACCGAATCCGACTTCGATGTTTTTGATGACACCCCTTTTTTCTCCGAGACTGCTACCGGAGACGTAATTTTTCCCTATGTATCTGATGTACAATCTATCGATTCTGTATTTTGTGTAGATGAAATTTCACTCTCCGAGAGTGATGTTGATTATATGTTAAATAATGACGACCCAGAAAAAGAAGGTGTCCGGGATGAATATGAAAAACCCCACCAATATGAGCCCCATTCGGGTATTGAGAGTAAAATCACGATCAATCCCGATCATTTAACCGGTCTCTCCGACGAAGAAATTCGCATTGGTGTTGGAAATAAATTAGCACATGCTGAAAAAATCCGACAAGAATGCGAGGCTATTACTCGTGAAGAGATTCATCAAGCCGCCCTCAATTTTCAAAGGAAGCTTGAAAAACTACATTCTAGGACCCGCAATTCAGATGGACGTTACGAACCTCAATCTGGAGATGATGATGGTCTTGGTGAGTGGCTGGAAAAATTGGATGCGTTGAATCATCGCCTCCAAGACTATTCGACTGTGTTACGTTCTCGTGAAGTAGATAGAGTTATTAAACATGTCGAAGGTCTCGTTTTGCTCGTACTTGGTATGCGCGAGACCCGTTCTTATACGGGTATTGTTGTTGCCGTGTTGGGCTATTTAGAGAACTTGACAGATGAGTCTATTTTTTCCCAATTGCGTTCTTACATCACTGAGACAATTGCTATGGAAGCACAATCTGGTGATGATAGTGATGGAACTCCGGCATGGTTAGAAGTTTTTCGAAGTGTGACCAAAAACTGGAAGATGGCTACCAAGCTGCCTGGTTGGAAATATTTTCAAAGAATTTTGTCATTGGCCGTGTCCGCCGGTCTGTGCAAGGCTGCCGACATTAATTTTACGTTTGGAGAGATGAAACTTTTTACTCTTAAGATCGATGAGAAGCAAGCCAGTGCATTAGATTTTCTTGATGCAATTTTTGCTACTGCAGATTATTTTGTGGAAGCAGGATATGAAGCCTTTCGGACCCGTTCCATCAGGCCTTTTCTGTTTGACAATCAAACTAGTCGAATTCTTGATGATGCTTATACTGGTATTGCTGGTAGTATTAAAGCGATGCCGACTGGAGATCTTGACCAGACGAAATATAAGACTGAGGATGAGCTTGCTCATGTCATTGAGAATACTTTGATGGGATATACAATCCTCACCCAACAAACACGGGACAAGAATGAAAAGCGCCTATTGCAAACTCGCGTTATGAAGTTGCAGGAGTGGCGTCTCGAGTTCATTCAATATTCCGTTGCTGGCGGATTGCGTGAGTCCCCGTATTCCATTTATTTGGTTGGCGACCCTGGTATTGGAAAGTCCATGATGACTCAAGTGCTTGTAGAAGTTGTTTTGCAGGCCAATGGCATTAATTACACTTCCAAGCAGATTGCTACGGTTAATCCTGGAGATAAATTTGCGTCAACTGTACGCAATGATACTCTTGTTGTGATTCTTGATGATTTTGGTAATTTTGTCTTAGAATATGAGACTGAAAATCCATTGAAATATATCATCGAGATTTGTAACAATGTTATTTCGTACGTTCCCAAGGCTGATGTTAATGAGAAAGGTAAGGTAGTGTGGCGGCCAAAAATGGTCGTTACTACTTCCAACATGGACAATTTACTTTTCAACAAATTGTCGAATGCTCCAGCTTCTGCTAAACGTCGTGGTATACGAATGAAACCGTATTTGAAGAAGAAATTTTCTCAGTATGGGCGATTTTGTACCCGTGTCTACCGTGAACTCATGGGAGTGGAAGACATTCCTTCCGTTCCAGATGTGTATGAAATCGACATACAGGAATGGGGGAACGATAAATGGGAATTTTTCAATTTCAAAGGAGGTAAAACCGAGAAACTTTCTTACGCCGATGCTTTGGAGTTTCACATTTCCAAGTCGCGTGAGCACTTTTCCGAGCAGAAGGATTATGTGAAAAATCATGGCAAGATTCGTGAACGTATTGTTATATGTAGTCACGATCGAGTAGCCAGTACTTGTCTTGAATGTAAAAAATTACAAGATGAGGAAGATTATGCTGCCGAACCTGGTTTCACAGTTGAAGCGTTTGAAAAAGCTTGCGATTCAGCAATGGGTTATGAACCCCATGTAGGCGTTGAGGCAGTTGGAACGTTTGTTTGGAGAGTGATGTACAATCGCCTCATTGTGTGGTTTGCTCCCCGTTTTGTTCCCTTCACTCGTTATGTTTACGAAATGACGAATGAAGATTTACAACGCAGGATAGCTTACTTACACTATATGAGCATGTATTCATTTTTTGATTGGCTGCCCGACTGTGTGGTAAATTCTGAATTTTTTGAAAAGTTTTACCGAGTATATAACACAAGAACAATTTTGATGCACTATTGGCAATTGTTGATGTGCTGGTTCGCATCATTTTTGTTGTTTGCGTTTAATGCTCGTGTTGGATGGATTTTTAATGTTTTGTTGATTTGGCCTTATTTGGTTTTGTGTGCTACTGCGGTTCAAACTCGACTGATGCTTGAATTTCGAGATCGTCGCGGTGCTTTGCCTGCAGCTTTCACTCAGACCCGAGATGGTTTTTTGAAGTATGCATTGGCTGGGTGTTTTTTGTTGACCGGCATGGCGTTATGCTACAAAATGTATAATTCGGGCCGTTCCATTATGGAACCGCAAGGCAACATCATGCCCAAAACAATGAAAGATATTGAAGATCGCGATGCAGAGGCTAATCCATGGGGAGAAGCTGTTGCTGAAGAGTTGCCAGTTACTAATCACAGCAAGTGTATGCCAATTGAACATTTGTTGCATGTAGTTGGCAAGAATCTTCTTTACATGAGTTATGAAGATGATGGCAAGACCAAATTCGCTGATGCGTTTTTCACAGATTCAAATATAGCTATCATACCACATCATGTTTTGACTGTTGAACCTCGAAAGTACACTTTTTTCCGAAGAGGTGCGCACATATCCGGTTCGAGATTTCATGAAATTTTGTCTTTAAAAGATGTTGTTGCGTGGAATGAAGACGACATGTGTACTGTTCAATTGTGCAATTCGTCTCCTGCCCGTGACTTACGCAACTATCTTCCCATTGAGTTGCCCGATAGATTACCTTTCCGAATGTTGTGGAAATCCCGTGATGGCGAGATTTTTACTTATCGTGGAGTTGCCAAACTCGGAAATGTAAATAATGGTGTGCGTAAATTTTTGGGATATACGTACGATTTGGACAGTGAAACTTTTCGGGGTATGTGTGGTGCAGTGATGGTTTCAGACACGAAACATCCACAAATTTTTGGCTTCCATATAGGCGGTTTGTCCGGTACTCCTCATGGTTGTGCAATTGCATTGACTGCTCAAAAAGTGCAGAAATATTCAGCGCAATATTTTGACCAACATGTCTCGGCCCTTCGTCATATTAATGAGGGGACGGTATATGAGGCGCACTACGGAATTTCTTGGTTTGAGAGCAGTGACGTCCATCCTAAATCTGGTTTAAATTTTTTACCTGCGGATTCCAATATCCGCTATTTTGGATCTTGTATTGGGAGAGCAAAGTATTATTCTGAAGTTGTTCCCACGCCCATTTGTGACAAAGTCACAGAAGAGTGTGATTACACACAAGAATATGCTGGCCCCCATTTTAATGGAGCCAAGAATTGGTTTGAATCTCTGGAACATCTTGCTCAACCAGCGATTGGTTGTGAAACTGCCCTTTTGGATTGGGCAGTCACTGATTATTCCAATCAATTGGATGAAATTTTGGAAGTGGAAGGCATTACTGAAGGTGTTAAACCTCTAACCGAGATTGAAATTGTCTCGGGACAGGATGGTAAGCGCTTCGTTGATGCCATGAAACCGAACACAGCTCCGGGATATCCTTTGACGGGGCCCAAGAGAAATCATATGATAGATCTTGAGCCTAATGACGAGCATAATTGTCCGCGGACATTTAAACCCTCCATTTGGGAGGAAGTCCGGCGTGCCAAGAACGACTGGCAGCAACGGCGTAGAATATATGCCATGTTTAAAGCGTGTTTGAAAGATGAACCCACGAAAATAGAGAAGACAAAAGTGCGCGTTTTTGAAGCTGCACCCTTGGTGCTCCAAATTGTGATTCGTGAGTACTTCTTGCCTCTAGCACGGTTATTGTCGTTGTTCCCTCTCATATCGGAATGTGCCGTTGGCATTAACGCAATGGGCCCTGAGTGGCATGCTTTGCAAGAGGAAATTAAAAAATATGGTATCGAACGTATTGTGGCTGGCGATTATGCCAAATACGATTTGCGGATGAGTGCGAAACTCACTTCAGCCGCTTTTAAGGTTCTCATCATTTTTGCTCAAAAATTGGGTTATACCAATGCTGAGCTGGAGATGATGGAAGCTGTCGCCACTGAGGTTGTATATCCCATGGTAGCATACAATGGTGACGTTGTTATGTTCCAGGGATCGAATCCTTCAGGTCAGAACCTTACGGTCTATATTAACTCTATTGTCAATTCTTTGTTGAATCGAATTGGTTTCCGTATTATTTATCCCAAGTATACGGGGACGTTCAAGCAGGCCATTGCTTTGATCACATATGGAGATGATTTCAAGTCTTCTGCCAACAAGGAATTTCCAGAATTTCATCACATCACGTTGGCTGATGCCCTCGCCACAATTGACATGAGAATTACCATGCCGGATAAAGAAGCAGTACCCGTGCCCTTTTTGCATGACGAGAATTGTGACTTCTTGAAGAGGCACAACCGATTGCACGAAGTGGGATACTACTTGGGAGCATTGGACGAAAATTCCATTCTTAAGTCTCTGAAGGCGGTATTGAAATCGAAACACGTTACCGTGCATGAACAAAGTGCCCAGAACATTGATGGAGCATTGCGGGAATGGTTTTTACACGGTCGTGAGAAGTATGAAGAACGTCGCGAACAGATGAAACGTGTCGCAGATTCTGAGGACATTTCTCATATGTGTCAAATGCTCGACAAAACCTTTGATGATTGTTTGGAGGTTTGGAAGAAGAAGTACGATCCCAATGCGTTGGTAGCTGATTTTGATTTTTATTTCGTTGACGAAGAAGAGATCATTTATGAGCCACATGCTGGTGAAGAGTGCGTGGAAAGAGTGGTTATTGATATTGAGAACATGATGCAAATCGAACATATTTGCAAGAATGGCCAATTATACTACTGGTTTTCTCAGCTTCCAGGTCCCATGCCACCTGTTGACTATTTGAATATGTGGCTTTGGTGGTATCAGTACCTAATCATGCCAATTGGTATTGGAATCATTATTTTTATGATTGCCCACATGATTTACGAACTTCGTGTGGTAGTCAGGCTCCAACGTAAACGTCATGCTGCTCAGAAAGCAGCTGACCGTGAGATGATTGGCATGTACTACCAAGTATTGCGCAAAAATCCCCATTATGTTCCCATTAGACGTTAATTTTGGAGCATTGCCTCGGCATGGCATAAAACTGGTCCCCCCGTCCGTTTTGTTGAGCGGACGTTACGCTAAATCAACATGTGTATGTATGGTTACGGCTACATATTGTATTTTCCGTCTTGTATTGATATTTGTAGAACGCTTCATATGCAGTGGCATGGGCCTCGTCCCATACCCCTTTTTAGGGGAAGCTTTAGCCCAGCTGACCACAACACGGCTCACAGGATTGTATTAATACTCACACCTGTGTGTAAATAAATTGTATTGCTAGTTTAAAAAATAATAATGTAAATACTTATACACAAGCTCCAAACGACGTGAAGGAATCTATTGTTTCTTTTTCTCATGGCGATCAGTCATGGAAAACCACCATTGATTCTGTTATGGATCCGACGCGTAATTTTGGATACTATGGAGATGCAGATCTCCAAGAATATCTGCGACGTCCGGTTAAGATCTTGGATCAAGCCTGGACAGTGACAACTGGATCGTTTGATGTGGAAATCGATCCGTGGACCCTGTTTTTAGAGGATGCTAATGTGCGCAAGCGTGTTGAAGGATATCGTCTTTTCCAGGGTACGTTGAATTTGCGAATTGCTATCAACGGTGGACCTTTGTTTTACGCCAAGGCCATCGCTGCATACGAGCCTATGCATCTGTGGAATGGCCACAGTTGGGCAACATCTGGTACCAATGCGTACATTCAACAATTGTCACAATATCCTCATGTTTTTCTCGATGCGACCACCTCGGAGGGCGGTGAACTTGTTTGCCCTTTCTTTTGTAATAATAATTGGATCGATCTCATCGGAGACGGATATAAGGATATGGGTGTTCTGAAGATGACATCCATTAATGACCTACTTCACGCCAATTCTTCTTCTGGCACTGTAAATATATCCGTTTATGCTTGGATGGATAATGTCAAATTGGCGGCACCTACAGCTAGTACGTATGGTACGTACACCACTCAATCTGGTATTGAACCAGTAGCTGTTGGGGCAGCTGCAATCTCATTAGGCGGCGCCCTTATTGCATGGTTAGCCCATTGCAAAACTGCATGCGTTTATGCAGGTAATGCTGAGGGTACACCTCATGAAATTGAAGTAGGCATGGAGCCACAGGCTGGAGATGAATATGGTACCGGAATTATTTCCAAACCAGCTTCTACCGTAGCCAAAGTGATGGGGGCTCTATCAAATATACCCTCACTCAAACCTTTTGCTCGCCCGAGTGAAATGGTCGCTGATACGATCGGCAAGGTAGCCCACGTTTTTGGATTTTCTAGACCCACCATTCTTTCAAATATTGGTAGAGTTAAGAATAAGGCGGCGGGAGTTCTTGCTAATACAGATCAACACGAAGCGGTCGTTAAACTTTCTCTTGATAGTAAACAGGAGTTATCTATTGATCCACGAACAGTCGGACTGTCAGATGTGGATGAAATGGCTTTTGATTACATCAAGCAAAAAGAGGCCTACCTCACCACTTTCGAGTGGTTGGAGAGTGATGGCGGTGGCGGTGCATTAGGCAACATAGTTGTTGGTCCAGAAACATGTAACCATGATAGTGGTTTGTCTTACCCCACTCCAATGTATACGGTAACTTTGCCGTTTGAGCATTGGCGTGGCAGTATTAAATATCGCTTTCAATTGGTTGCATCACAACTCCATAGAGGTCGAATGCGAATTGTGTACGATCCTTACGATCCTTTGACCACTTCTCCTGGTGAGAATGTTGTTTATTCGAGGATTGTTGATCTTGCCACAAATCGTGACTTTGAAATGGAGGTAGCCTGGAATCATCCTCGTAGTTGGCTTAATGTCAATAATGTGCTTTCGGGCACTACTACGGTGCATGACGGAACCATTACACCAATTTCCGTTTACCACAATGGATGTCTTCGATTGGAAGTCGTTAATGAATTGACTTCACCTGATCCCGCCCTTGCACAACCTGTATATATCAATGTTTTTGTTTCAGCAGGTGAGGATTATGAAGTCGCGAATCCAAACGGAGAAGTCATTCGCTATTGTGAATACGAAGCTCAGTCTGGTGTGGAATATGAACCCCAGGCTGATGGTGAGGAACTTATTGACGAGTCTGATGGTGTGCCGGAATCTCCTTCTCCCATAGCACCAATTGGGAGGGAGGATAGTCCAGATGCACCGCACGTTCATGTGTTCCATGGTGAAGCCTTTAAATCGATACGCAGTCTTTTGAAGAGATACTGCTATCACCAGAGCTTCGCTAGTTCCAGTACGGAATATAGGATTTGCGAATCCAATTTTCCCGTTGAGCCAGGCCAAAGTGTCGGTCCACGGCATATCACAGCCGTTGGAGCTAATCCGTCTGCTACCGCATATAACTATACAAATATGACTTATTTGAATTGGTTCAAACCGTGCTATTTAGGATGGCGCGGTGGTCTGCGGTCTAAGTACTTTAGTATTTCGGACTCTCCAACATTGATGGTTGCCACGAGAATCACAGATCCGGTTTCACAGGCCATCTGTGGTATTACTCCATGGACCATTTCTGATACAGATATTTCCAAAGCCAATGATGAATTGCTCGTACCCTTCGCTTCGACGTCGGGCTCTGATGCAGTCATTCCGTCTATTGACGGAGCTTTGGAGGTCGAATTTCCTTTCTATACATTCAGCAGGTTCGCTCCAGGACGTAAGTTTCTGGATGGATCTGACATGGATAAATGGTTAGGAAATGACCAAGGACACGAGATCTTTGTGCGTAATGCAGTGACTTCACAGCCTGTCATGCGCTACGTAGCAGCTGGAGATGATTTCTCGCTGTTTTTCTTCGTAGGCCAACCAGGTGTGCAATATCGTGCAAAGCCAGCTAGTGGCTCACCAACAACATAGTGTTGTAAAATTTTAGTCCCGGGCACCCCGGGAACGGCGCAAGTCGTTCAGGTGCAACTTATCACACTCTACTTACCTGGAGTTTAATTATTGATATTCGAGTTGCCCCTGGCAATTCGAGAATGACGTAAAGGTTTTACTAGGTATTTAGGGTGCAGATTATATAGTTGCTGCTCTGTCAATTAGGTAAGATTCATCACCGCATAGGTAGAAAATTCCATGCGATGTGGTGATGTCTACAGGGTGCT